TGGCCCTCGTGCGCAACACTTTGTACGTAAGTTATGCATTGACAACAAGTTATGAGAGGCACAAAATAAGCACTTAAAATGACTCCACCTGATCAACAAAAAACCTTAAACCAATACGACTTGGAAGCCCGCCAAAAGCGTCGAGCTAGTGAGCGCGACATTGGCCCGATCCCCGCGATCAAGAACCTACGCCGCCGGCGGAAAGCTAAGGGAAATACTGAGTATTATCTGCGGACTTACTTTGACTACATCTATTTTAACCCCTTCTCTAATGACCAGAAATATATACTCAAGGTGTTAAAATCCGGTGTCGATTCTCTTGGCTGGCAGGCATTGGCGGCGGAGCGTGGCGGCGGTAAGTCCCAGATTACGCGGGGTTTTATAACTCACGAGGTGAATTATGGGCGAATGAATTTTGTAGTATTGATAAACGCTAACAAGGCAGAGGCTGCTAATTCTTTGGAGAATATCCAATATATGTACGAGTCTTCGGAATTATTGGCAGAGGACTTCCCCGAAATTTGCTATCCGGTGATGAAGCTGGAAGGTGCGGCCCAACGGGCCAGGATGCAGATTTGCGAGGGTGAACGGACTAATTTAGAATGGGGCCGGGATATAATCACGATGCCAGAGATTAAAAACTCCCTTGCTGCCAAGGCTATTATTATGACTCGTGGAATCGACGGGGCAATCCGGGGATTGAATAAGCGGGCAATCCGTCCTGATAATGTAATCCTGGACGATATAGAAACCCGCGAAAGTGCCTATAGTGTTTCGCAGTCCAGAGCCAGGAAAGCGACTGTTAATCAAGATGTGATAGGTTTAGCTGGCCCCGGTAAGAAAATATCTGCTGTTATGCTAGGCACGATCATTAAAAAAGATTGTATTATTGACGAATACACTGACCCGAAAAGGCAGCCGGCTTGGCATGGCGTCCGTCAAAAGCTACTTATTAAGAAACCCGATAACTTGGAGATGTGGGACAGGTTTATAGAGTTACGCAGAGCCGGTCAGATAGAGGGTGATAAGCTGGGTAAGGATGCCCACTTATATTATAAGAAGACCCGTAAGAAGATGGACAAAGGGGCGGAGGTTAGCAATAAGTACCGATACAATAAGGAGTTCGAGTTATCTGCATTGGAAGCCACTTATGTTTTAATAGCCGATATGGGCTGGACTGACTTTGCCTGCGAGTACCAAAACGAGCCAGAGGACAACACGCAGGGGAGCGTAAACCTTGAAATAGCAACGGTTTGCAAGAAGGTTAATCACTTAGAGCGTGGTGTTGTCCCGGCGTGGTGTGAGAAACTAACCTGCTATATCGATGTGGGCGGGCGTTTGTTGCATTGGTCAATCGTCGCATGGCGGCAAGGGCTGGAGGGGTATATCGTGGATTACGGAACCGAACCCGTTCACTCTCCGCATACCGGCAAGCTCAATTCAGACGAAAATAAGGAGTCGGTAGAGAACGCTATCCATTCCGCTTTAGTGGATTTTTACACGTGGGAGCGGGATAACGGATGGGCTAATGCTGATACCGGGGAAGTTCGCCATGTTGATCTTGGATTGGTTGATTCTAATTGGCTACCCGACCCGGTCTGCCTATTCTGCCAGGAAACCCGCGGAGTATTCCGGCCCGCTCAGGGGTTCGGCACTGGTTCGGGTAAGGCCAAATATAAACAACCGGCTTCAAAGGGTACGGCGAAAACCAAGAAAATAGGTCACCATTGGTACGCTTCCCAGCTGCCCCGGTACGGTTGGTTGTTCAATCTGGACGCCGATTATTTCAAAAACGCGGTACATACTGGGTTTATGATCCCTGAAAAAATGCAAGGTAGTATCAGTCTTTACGGTAGCGACCCGGTGAAGCATCGAGACTTCGCACGCCAAATAGTTGCTGAACAATGGGTTAGGGAGTTCCAGCCGGGCAAGGGTTGGAGCGAGGGGTTCGTTGTGACGTACCGTCATAATCATTATTTGGATACCGTGGCAGGTAATTACGCAGTTGCTAACATGCTAGGAATAAAGGCTTTAACCAAGACCGAAACAAAACCAACCCCCAAACCAACTAAACCAATTAAACGCCCTGCCAAGCGTACGGCGGGCAAGAAGATTAAATCTAGATATTAAGGAGATACGATGGAAAACCAAGAAAAAAACGATTATTATCTAAAAAGAACTTATGAGCATATACGACGTGTTCAGGCTAATGTGTATTATTTATTGACGCACTGCGGGAATGACTTTATGATGACAGATGACGAAAAAAGGATTCTTATGTGGAACGCATTAATCCACGATTCAACCAAGTTTAGCGACGAGCAATATTCCGCATATGCTGAATTCTCTTGGCATAAAAAGAACGGTACTGAATTAATAAATGAGCAGCAAGAAGTATTTGACATAGCGTGTTTAGATCATTACCAGATAGAGAACCACCATCCAGAGAGGTTTGAAAACAGGCAAGGTATGATGACTTCTATGGAAATTATCGAAATGGCTTGCGACTTACAGGCAATGGCAGATGAGTTTGGCGAAGGGGATTTCGAGAAGTATTACGAAACGGTTTGGAAAAGGAGCCATATCAAGTATTTTAATGATTATCAGTGGGGTCAGGTTGTTAAATATATGGACAGATGTTTACGTTGCTTCAAAGCAAAGGTATCGAAATCAGATAATAAATAACCAAAAACAAACCCCTAACAACAGGAGCTAAAATGGCTAAAGTCAAGAAAACAAAGAAAAAGACCGCGAAGAAGAAAGTAACATCAGGTACAATCAAAAATGTCGATAAAAATACCGAAAAACCTAAGCCTTTAGTAGCTTCTTCCACGCAAGAAGCGGCGAAAAAGCCCGATCCGCAGTACTATTTCCCCCGTAAAAAATGCCCGTGGTGCAAAGTGGACGACTCAAAAGCTACGTCAACACAGGGAAACGTGCAATATCGCAAGTGTAATCGGGTACATTGCAATCGAACTTTCACGGTTATGCAGGAAATCCTTAAATAATACTACGCATTTGTGGATATATTCGCAATAGTTTACAAAATCTGTAAACTATTTCGCAAAAGTGAATTATCTTGCTTGATTACTTGGGCTTGTGGTGTATATTTCTGGTAGTGAATGGTCACTATTGGAAAAAAGTATGTCATTAACAAGCTCAAGTACTCTTGCGACAGCGTTGGCTCAATATAATGATAACCTCTCATGGGACGGTAGTCCTGCCAAGGCGGTTTTAGCTTTGGAGGCTGTGCGGTGGTTGTTGATTAATCGGGCTGAGTCGATAAGTGGTGAAAATGAATCGATCAATTATGCGAGCATTGATAGTGAAAAGGGGAAGCTAGAAAGCTATATTGCAGCGGCGGGGACTACGAGCCGATCAACTAAAACATCCTTCACGCGTGGGAGGATGTTGACATGAGTACCAGACCTATACGATCTGTTACCACTCAAGCCCAAAGCAATGGTCATTCAAGGTCAGGCGTACAAACCCCTAACAAGCAAGGATGTTATTCTGCAACGGGGTATCATTCTGTAACTGTTTCGCGGCGTGAAGGTAGAATGTCGCCTCAGTCAGCAGGGTTTCAAAGTTTAGAATATGACCGGGCAACATTAGTCAATCAGTCGCGTAAGTTCATGCGTGACAATGGGATATATTACGGGATGCTCGAAAGGGCCGTAAATTATATAGTCGGTAACGGTTTTAGTTTACAAGTTTTAAGCAAGAACAAGAAAAACGCAGCTAAAATCGAGGCTTTATGGAAAAACTATTGGAAAAGCCCGGAGGTTAAAGGGATTCAAACCGGCGAACGCGTCGAACGGATGATTATTCGTGAAATGTTCGTTGCGGGGGATACCGGGTTAATCAAGGTTAAAAATGGTTTAGTCCAACATATCGAAGCTGAACAAATAGCGGGCAAGGGTCAAAAGCTCAAGAATGGGATAGAGACTACCAGCGTAGGTAAGCCTACAAAGTATTGGGTAAGTCCTTATAATCCCAGTGGTTATGTTCAAGCAGGCAAAGCTAAACCCTATGAGCCTAAGGAGTTTATATTTGTAACCGACCCCGACCGGCCATCCAGTATAAGAACCGTTCCACCGTGTCAATCAGTCTTTGCGATGCTACACCGAATCAATGATGTTTGTGACTCCGAGGCAATAGCTTGGCAACTGCTGGCAAGACTGGCGGTATCTGTAACCCGTGAAAATGCAAACTCTTTAGCTTTTGACGAAAGCTCTGCGGATACAACTGCAACGGACGACGAATTGGCAATGCGTGTTCAGGAATTGGATTATGCTTTAGTCTTCCACGGCGAACCAGGCGACAAGATCGAATCTATAAAGCACGATTTGCCGGGAAGCAATTTTCCGTCGTCGATCAATATGTTCTTACGCCTCCTGGGATTGCCTTTGGGACTACCTTTAGAAATAATCCTGCTTGACTGGACGAAATCCAATTATAGCCAATCGCGGGCGGTATTAGAGCAGACATTTAAGACGTTTACGTCGTGGCAGTCGCTTTTGGAAACGGCGTTAAATGAGATTTTTGATTGGAAGATTAGATCATGGCAAGCATCGGGACTTATTAAAGGCAAGCAATCACCTGACTTTGACAGGCATGAATGGATTAAACCATCGTTCCCGTGGCTCGATCAACTCAAAGAAGTACAAGCATGGGGGTCGAAGGTCGATAGGTCATACGCCACACATGGTCAAGTGTGTAAGTCTCTAGGGTTTGAGCGCGAGGATATTGTAAATATCCGCGAACGAGAAGTACGCGACGCTATAGAACGCTCCCAGAAAATTGAAAAAGATACCAAGGTTGTAGTTCCGTGGCAAACATTTGCAGGATTAGAACCAACCGAAACAGTTAATACCCAGTCAGATACCCCTGGCAATACTGCTAAAAATAAAGAGGATTTAGATAATGAGTGAGTACATGAACCAGGCGTATCTGTCTGAATTAGCTAAAGAGCCGTGGGCAATGCAGCCTGAAAAGTTAACTGATTTATTTACAAGAATCAGCAGCTTTGAAGCATCGCCAATGATAGCTGCTATTGAGAACGCAAGAGACAAAGCACCTCAAACAGCCATGACTATAAATGGTGAGACGGCAACTATCCATGTAACCGGCGTATTAATGAAAACCGTTCCAGCGTATTTTAAGTGGCTTGGAATTGAAGCAACTGGTTATGATGCAATCAGAAATGATATTGCATCGGTATCATCTAATCCAAAAATTAAAAACGTAAATCTCGATATATCGTCTCCCGGTGGGCAGGTGTCAGGCGTTGATTTTGTCGTCGATGATTTGAAATCATTACGACAAGAGAAAAACGTAACGGCTTGCGTTAATGATTTATGCGCATCGGCTGGATATATGCTTGCGTCGCAAGCAGGAACGATCGAAGCTAATCGTGGAGCGACTATTGGATCAATTGGCGTTTATATGGTCATTACTGATCTTAGCAAAATGGCGGAAAACCAAGGGGTCAAGGTTAATGTTATCAGTTCGGGAGAATTTAAGGGAACGGGTGTTCCTGGTACTGAAATTACCGACAAGCAATTGCAACCGTTTCAGGAAATAGTCAGCGGCCTAGCGGCCCAGTTTGTTTCCAGCGTCGCAGAGGGACGCGACATGGGCATAACTAATGTGCAAGCATTAGCTACGGGTCGAATGTGGTTAGCTGCGGAGGCTAAGGAATTGGGGTTAATTGATACAGTTATAAATAGTGAAAATAGTGACGGCCAAATCGAACCGTCCGTAAACTCAAACATAAAGGATAAAGTTATGAGTGAAAAAGAGTCTCAAGAACTGATCGAGACGGCCAAAGCTGAAAATGAAAAAGAAGTTATGGGCAAGTTCGATCAGATGTTAGCGGCATTTCCTGAAAATCAGGAGTTCGCTATAACGCAATTTAAAGCCGGTGCATCATTAGATCAGGCTAAAATTGCATATGCCGATGTTCTTGCAAAGGAAAACGCCGATCTTAAAGCTGGCATCGAAGCCAAGGACAAAGAAATCGCCGACGCTAAAGCAACCGAAACCGTAGCGGTTGAGGGTGCAGATGCAATTAATACCAGCGGTACAGATAGTTCCTCTGGTTCAAAGGGTGATTTTATCCAACAGGCTCACGATTTAGCCAAAGAAAAAGGGATTGATACCGGCGAAGCTATGAAGCAAATAGCAAGGTCTGACCCGGACTCATATTATGAGTTCGTTGAGAAATGTCCACCGGCTCGGAAACCGCGTAAGAGCAAATAACCATAACATTAACAAATTAATTAAGGAGTGATGTTATGTCACAACAGACCATGAGTCCTAAAACCTTTACTTCGACGGTAGCCCTAGAGGCGTATCGTCGGGTAAAATTAACCGCGTCTAGCGGAACGACTGTCGAATACGCCGACCAGACCGATAGCTCGGACTATATCGGGGTCACACATGAAGCAGTTGCGATAACTACGCATGTGGCTATACACCTTATAGGCGTGCAAAGAACCTTCAAATGTGAATCGGCTGATACTTTCGCCGCTGGTGCAGACCTATACGCAGCCGACGACGGGAAAGTTTCCGATTCTGCTAGCGGTAACGTAATTGGTACAGCATTGGAAGCGTCTACAGCTGCAGGTGATATAGTTGAATGTACGCTTGACTATAATGGCGGTGTAGTCTCTTGGACACGAGCGACATTAACTCAAGCAGACTTAGCCGTATATAATGTCCCGCTAACTAATATGCGAGTATGGGATGCGATGCATACTAAAGCGGTTGCAACCACGGGCGCCAACGATGACCTTGCGTTTGTAGCTGGAACTTTTGGAACCAGCAATAATACGCTTAGCACTGGTGATCTTAAAAATGCCGGAGCGACAAGTCGAAAAGTTGGTTTTCAGTTTGCCGTACCAATCGAATACGTGGCGGCCCAGACTATAACCTTGAGAGTCAATGCTTTAACTGCGACTACCGTTGCGAGTGTTTCGAGTACGGTTGATTGTGAGGTTACTAACTATGATGATGCCACTGCAGACATTTGCGCGACCGCTCTCCAGAGTATAAATGCAGTAGTAGCGGCTAATAAAGATTTTACAATTACAGCAACCGATGTAACGCCGGGCGATTTGCTCGACGTGGTTTTAACATTGGCCGTTAATGATTCAGGAACTGGCACAGCGGTCAATCCGACGATTAACTCTGTCCAGATGCTTTTGGATATTAAGAGTTAGCCGTTATTACTAGCAAACAAAAATATTAAAAATTAAGGAGCTATATTATGTCACAAGAAAACATGAGTCCGAAAGCCTTCACCTCTACCGAGGCACTAGAGGCATTTCGGCGAGTGAAACTAACCGCCGCAAGTGGTACAGCGGTGGAGTATGCCGACCAAACTGACAGTTCGAGCTTTATTGGTATTACCGCGGAAGCGTCAGTAATCACTACTTCGGTAGCTGTTCAGCTTAAAGGTATGCAGCAATCGTTCAAATGTACAGCAGCTGATTCGTTCGATGTCGGTGCGACTTTGTATGCCGCGGATGATGGGAAAGTTTCCGATTCGGCTAGCGGTAACGCTATTGGCACAGCGTTGGAAGCCGCGACCGCAGATGATGATATCGTCGAATGTTTACTTGATAATGGAGCTGGTACTATGAGTTGGGCCAGGGCCCAAATGACACAGGATAACGCGGCTGTTTACCATGTTCCATTGACCGACATGCGGGTATGGAACGCGATGCACACCTTAGCTGTAGTGACTACAGCGGCTGCCGATGATCTTGCTTTTGTCGCGGGAACCTTTGGAACCAGTAACAATACACTTAATGCGGGTGATTTGCAAGATGCCGGATTAACAACTATGAAAGTTGGATTCCAATTTGCGATGCCCGTCGAATACACGGCGGCGGAAACAATTACGCTGAGAGTTAAGGCGCTTGTGGCCACGAACGTGGCTGATACATCTTGTACGCTTGATGCAGAGGTTACAAACTTTGATGATCCAACAGAGGATATTTGTGCAACAGCGGTCACAGATATGAACGACACTACCGTTGCTGATATTGATTTTACGATCACGGCGACCGATGTTACGGCGGGTGATTTGCTCGATGTTGTATTGACGATTGCTTGTACCGATGCTGCAACTAGTGCCGAAGTTCTCCCAACGATTAACGCTATTCAGATGCTTTTAGACGTTAAGGGTTAATTTAATACCCATTGGGCTAGGCTTGCAACCGAAAGGCGTCGCTGAACGCTTGCCCAATGTTTTATATTCAGCACAACGAAACTCCTTATCAGCAAAGGAACTAAAAAAAGATAAGGAGCTATATATTATGGCTATTCAATACGCCTCAAGAGGTGCAGAGAGAGCAGACCTCGGAGAAATTTTCTCTCAATTCAACGCAGTAGAAGAAGGCTTTGTCACAACACAGGTATTGCCAGTTCTTGAACTGGGCAAACAAGCGGCGGCAATTTCCGTCCGCATGCGTGAAAACCTAAAACGAGCCGACGCCAAACATTCCAACGGCGGGGCGTTTAATCGTATCAATCTTAATGTTGAGGATTTGACTTACCAGACTATAGATTATGGTCTGGAAGAACTGATCACCGACACCGACCGCGAGAACTATGTTACTGACTTTGACGCAGATGCGGAGGCACTAGCAAACGTCCGGTATCACATGTTTTTAGAGCAGGAAATACGTGGAGCGACGGCGTTATTTAACGGGACCACCTTCACAGGTGCGGCCCTTTATACCGATGTTAGTGCGGCCCCCTGGGATGCGGCTGGCAGTGATGCCATTGGTCATATCTTGGCGGCCCGCGACCAGATCAGAGCAAACGTCGGCATGTATCCGACTTCGATGCTTATAGGTGCTGTTACAGCAACCAACCTCCTGAACAATACTGCAATCCGGGCGGCATTTAGTCCGACTGCTGTTCCAACAGTAGCTCTGTTAATGGCTCAGTTAGGAGCTTTGGTTGGTATTCCTGAATTGATTGTCGGCGAAAAGGTTTATGACTCTGCATTAGAAGGTCAAGACTTCTCAGGCTCCGATATTTGGTCCGATGACTATGCTTTGTTGTTTGTCAAACAAACCTTAGGCCCTAAGTCTGGTGGACTTGGCAGGACTATCACTTGGGACAGGGCAGTTGATGGCGTTGTTAGCGTTGATATGTATCGCGAAAACCAAACAGCGTCCGACGTTGTTCGTGTTCGCCAATTCCAGCAAGAGAAACTCTTTGATCCTTATTATGGCCACTTGCTCAAAGTCGATGCTTAATTAACTTTCATTTTTCGCTCTGGGCGTGAAATCTCAGAGCGAAAATACTTTTTAAGGATACCAACATGGCTAAAGAAAAGTGCGAAGATCATTCTGGATGCGTAACACAAATAGAGACCAATAGAACGAATATCGAAAAGATATTTATGGCAGTTGATAATGTTAAGAACCGCCCGCCTGTGTGGATGAGTTTGGCGTTTGCGGCGGTATGGTGTTTTGTAGGTTGGTTAATTAAATAATGGCTAAAAAACTTACAATAAATAAGACTTCTAAAAAAACAAAAAACGCTCGTGTTGCAATAGATGTTGTAACAGCTGAGGCCAATGAGCGTTTTGCGGCAATGGAAAAGCTAACAAAAGATCAAATTCAGTGGATTCGTGATAGAGATGAGTTTACAGATAAGCTATTAAAACTAGCAAAGGTAGCAAATGATTATAACCGGTGAAAACTTTTCAGGGTTGATCGATGCCAGTAATGCCACAGAATTCAAAGGGTGTAACTTCACGCAGAAAATCCCTAGAGAAATAGATGGGCTTAAGGTTGGAGTAGCTATTTTTACTGACGACGTAGCTCGCACGTTTATAAATTGTAATCTCTGTAATTGTGAGCCGCCCGCCGGATCGATATTAGTTGGATGCAACACGACTATTAAAGAATTTGACACAGTTGTAGACATAAACCAAATTGAGATCGACGGGGAAATTATGGATATTCTGATATATGAAGACGTTGTTTACGGAAAGTATATCGACGGAGGTTATGAATACTAATGGCCGTAACAAACATATATGTTAATAATGGTAATGTTGGAGCCAAAGATGGAACGACAGAAGCAAAGGGCTGGCCCACTCTTGGCGAAGCCGAAGACGACATAACCACTAATACGCGAACAGATGTTCATGTTTGGGTTAAAAATACAGGGGTTGCTTATGATGAGGCACATGCCACCGTTGGCGGAGTAGCTGTGTTAGGTATTTTATTTGGTGCGGGAACTGCCACAGCTCCAATAGTTTGGGAATCATATACTATTACAATCGGCGATACGGGCTATGACCCTGATAGCCGTGTTGTTATTGATGCAAGCGGCGGCGGGTACATTGTTACAGGAATAGCATGTTTAGCAGTATACAATAATTTTATAGGGTTTGACATTACGAGTTCACTCGCGATAGGGGTATCAATTGCCGATAATGTAACATTTGTTAATTGCCGCTTCCAGAATAATGGCGGAGACGGGTTATCCCAGCCATACGGCGCAGATTTTGTTATATGCATAAACTGTGAATTCGACAACAATTCAGGTAAGGGTGCGGATGTTGGTACTGGTACTTTTGTAAACTGCTCTGCTTATAATAATACATCATACGGGTGCAACTGTGTATTTGGTGGAATATTTATAAACTGTTTGGGTTTTGGCAACGAAGAGTTTGGCTCTGGCGTTACGCCATTTGTCGCAAATGTTAAGCCTTTTATAGTTTACGGATGTACTTGCGATGGAAATAATCAAGGAAACGGGACATGGCTTGTCGGTGAAAGCGGTGTAGCGGCCCAGTGTTTAGCTGTAAATAATATATTTTATAATTGCTTATATGGATTGGTTGGAAAAGTCGGAGAAGATCCGAGTTATAATTTCCCAAACCTTAATAACTTATATTACGATAATGCGACTGATACTAATATAACCGGCGGAGTGGATGCCGATCATGGCGACGTGTTGGCCGATCCATTGTTTGTAGATGTTGGCAGTGACGATTATCAGTTAAGACCTGGATCGCCCGCTATTAATGCGGGGTTGGGAACTAATATAGATATAGGTTATAGTCAGGCCAACCGCAACCAAATACCAAGGGGACGGAGGCACAATGTTTAAGAATGTAGCAAGCCAGAAAATAGCTATTTATGCGTATGATGCGGTTAACGAAACAGCGAAGACCGGGGACGCCGCCCAGATTACAGCACAAATATCTTTAGATGGAGAGGCAACGGCGGCGACAAATGATGCTAGTCCAACGGAATTAGATTCCACGGATGCTCCAGGTATTTATTTGTTTGACATGACGCAAGCTGAAACCAATGCTGATTTGGTTGTGCTTTCATCTGTAAGCTCGACAGATGATATAGTAATTGAACCGATTATAATCTATCCGGTAATAACGGCTGCAATTGAAACAAAGATAGATACTATAGTGGTAGCAACGATTACAAATGCAACCGGTGCGGACGTTGCAACTGATATTAAAGCAATTAAGGCTGAGACGGTTTTAATTGTTGAAGACACCGGCGAACTGCAAACCAACCAAAGCGCATGGACTACGGCCACAACTACAACGCTTGCTGGATTAACGGTTGATGTAATATCGGTAAGCGGAGATACTACATCTGCAAATAATCTTGAGTTGCAATATGACGGCAATGGGCTGGCAGGAGACACTTTCCCTGCTACACAAGCTCAAATGCTTAATATTACAAATTCAGGAAGTGCTGTTAGTCGTCCTGCAAGTAGTTACACATTAACGACAGGTAACCAAACGGCCAACTTATATACTGATACGGCTGCACTAAATGGAACCAAGCATACCCATACGGATGATGGGAATGAAATGGTATTGGATTATGAATTTAATATTGGATCAGGTACGCCTTCAAGTGTAACTATTACGGGTGCTTTGACAGGGAATAATGATGATTTAGAGGTGGCTGCTTATGATTATATTGCAGATGAATATGTTCAAATTGGCATTCTTGAAGGCAAGGTATCGACTAAAAATGAAGTTGATGAGTTTGCAGTATATACATCTATGGTTGGAACGGGTGCAAATCTAGGTGATTTCAAAGTGAGATTCAGAGATGGAGATTATACGCTATCGACTGCCACACTTTACATTGACCAAATTCGTGTTAACTTTAATATGGCGATGTCGGGGTATGAGCTTGGTGCCATTTGGGTTGACGATTCTGTTTCAAATGAAGGTGTAGTGGTTGGAACTGATGGGGTTGCAACTAATCCGGTATCGACATGGGCGGCGGCTTTAAGTCTATCGGCGTTGACTAATCTAAACAAATTCGAGATTGCAAACGGATCAGCTATTGAGCTTACTGCAAATAGTGACAGCTATTGTATTAGGGGCACCGAATATACGCTAGCCTTGGCGGGTCAATCTATAGCGGGGAGCTGTATCCACGGAGCTACTGTCTCGGGGACGAGTGCCGGCATTAATGCCAGATTCTATGAGTGCAAGATGGGTACAGTATCACTTACGTCCTGTGGTATGCAAACCTGTGCATTAACAGCAGGGATAACGCTAACAAGCTCCGGTGGTACATATATTTTTGATAATTGTTTTTCGGCTGGGGCTGGTACGGATAAGCCAAGCATAGATTTAGAAAATGCTGCTGAAAATAAATATTTGAATATGCGGCATTATTCGGGCGGTATTGAGTTTAAGAATTTCGGTCACGCTGTAGGAACTCATGTCGTATCGCTTGAGGGTGACGGGCAATATATACTTAACTCAAGCTGCGACGCGGCAATCGAAAGTGACGTGTTAAACGTGCGTGGCAATTTTGAGGACGAAGATAATGTAAGTGGTGGATGGGGCGGGACTATAAACGAGGAAGCTAGATTTGATGCAACGGTTATAACTAATGCAGTTCCAACCGTAACACAAATTACCGCTGACATGGATGCTAACTCAACACAGCTTGCAGCTATTGTGTTAGACACCGGAACGACTATTCCAGGTACTATTACGACATTGCAGACAACGGCTGATAGCATTGAAGGCGATACGCAAGACTTGCAAACGCAAATAGGAACCGATGGAGCGGGGCTAACTAATTTGCCTTGGAATAATTCCGTATGGGATGCAGAGGTTCAGTCCGAATGCTTAGACGCTATTAATTCTTACGATCCGTCAACACGAACTGAGGACATTTCTGATAGAAATGATATCATAGATCAGGTAAATGCAAATGAAACTAAGATCGACATTATCGATATTAATGTTGACCAGCTTGAAACGGCTATAATTACAAATGCAGCAGGTACAGATATTGCAGCTGATATAATTGCACTTAAATCAGTTGCAGATTTAACACTAACCGATACCGGTACAACCATACCCGCACAAATAGCAGCACTTGATACGGTATTGGATGACTATTTGGACACCGGCGGAACGATTGAGCTGTTAGTTCAGGCAATCAATACGGCTGTTGTAACCAATGCCGCCGGTACAGATATTGCGGCGGACGTAGCGAGCTTGCAGGTTGATACAACTGCTATACTAACCGACACAGGTACTACAATACCCGATCAAATTACAGCACTAGACGCGACTCTTGATAGTTATTTGGCAAATGGTGGAACGATTGATGTGTTGATTGATGCGATTAAAGCTAAAACAGATAGCTTAACTTTCACAACTGCAAGCAAAGTTGATTCTAATGTCTATCTAATTGAGGCAGTTGATGCAACTAATCAATTGGATGCACATGGTGGAACTGGCAATACAACAAGCCTTGCCGCGATTACGGGATTACTTGAAGCTGATAAGGAAATAGACCTAACTACAGATTCCGAGCAAGGGACTTTGTTACATAAAACAAAAGGAACGGATACCGTAATTCTGAAAAAGAACCTTCTCAAGCCCGACGGTGATCCGGTTACAGCAGCATCGGATAGAATTGCAGCAGAGGAGAATGTAAGTTTATGATGGGAGTAGGTCAAGATTACGGAGTGGTTTATCCAGCTGTAACAGATGTTAGAACTGATATAGACTATGGTACAGGTGGAGACGACTTAACCGGCACGCTTGCAGTTTGTTCGCAAGATGTGACTACTCCAGCGCTAACGACGGTGGCAGTTGATAACGCTGTTACAGCTACATTTGCGGGAAGCGATTCGGGCGTTACGAACTATCTTTTATATCGCAAACCAAATGCTATAACATGGACAGACGGCGGGGATCGGGCGGGGGATGGAACTATAGTTGTAAGTGGTTTGGATTATAATGTAGGCTATATCTTTTGCGGATATTCGGATATAAACGATTTTATCTCGACGCCCACGCAAGCGATAGAAGTTTTAATGGTAGAAGATACAGATAATGTTATCGATTCATTACAAACCGGGGCATCCGCACCGGCGGCAATGGAAGCCTTTGGAGTCCCTGCAACCTATAAGCCTTTGGGCGGCGGTAGTCGGTCTATTAAGGCCCGGATAATCCGTGAAGGGCATCCATCTATGGACGGAGTCCCTAATAGCTCCAGTGCTTTGATGCGTATAATTGTTCTAAATGATACTGTAACAGGTATAAGCTCAAGCGAGTTAGACACCGGGGGAGATAAAATCACTATGCCAATAAGACGCGGCAAGGTTGCGATGGATAGGAAAATCAAAAAGATACTGAACCAGGACGCCGGGTCGATGATGCTGGAGGTACGATAATGGCTAAAGCTATTTCCATCCAGGTTGATAAACGGCAACTGAAGCGAGTAGACAATTTACTTAAAGCGTACCCACGCAAAGCCCCTATGGTTTTATCGCGGGCGGTCAATAAAACTACGGACGCGTCAAGGGTTCAAATGGTTAGAAAAATAGCCAAAGATACGAGCTTAAAACAAGGAGTTATATTCAAAAGGAATGTAACTAGAAGGCCAATCAGCCAATCCAAAGCCAATCAAAATAGATTATCTGCCCGGATAAGAGCCATTAACGTAAGAGTCCCATTAGTGGCGTTCAAGGCCAAACAAACAAAAAGAGGGGTAACTTACAATGCCGGAGAAGGGCGGAAAAAGATAGAAGACGGTTTTATCGCTAGGGTTCTTGGTAGGTACCCAGAACTAGCTCCGACGGATGGAGTGGGAAAACTTATGGTATTAAGACGCATAGGCACTACAGTAAAAGACAAAGCAAGGACGAGAGGCGGCGGATATCGCAAACGAGTAGGAAAGCTGATAGGGCTTTATGGCCCATCTATGGTAAAGGTAATAAGAGGGGCTATACTAAAAGGCACGATAACAAAGGCTCAGGCCGATTTACTTAACAATACAGATACCCAAATAGCACTTGAATTAGAGAGGCAAGCCAAAAAATGAGCGAACCTATAATCGAACAAATAGCCCAGAACGTAGAGACAACTATAAATGGTATCACTACTGGTAATGGATACAACTATACATTAAACGCTGTAAGACCTAAGAGAATACCTTTCGATGACGCCGAATGGGATAGCCTAGATGTATTAATTAATCAAGCAGACAAAGAGTTTGACAACACACTGCAAACTAATGCGGTTGATAAAACAGAAACCTTTTCATTGTCTGCGATAATCATTCAATCTGAGGACGCTACAACCGAATTAGATTTGGTTATTAATCAGGTTGCGGCTGATATTGAGAAGGCATTAAAGGTTGATATAACACGCGGGGGACTTGCAAGAGATACCTTAGTAACATCTGCAAGCAGATTTACAATAAATGAAGCGTTCACTGGAATAGTGATAGACGTAGATATTAAATTTAGAACAGTATTCAACGACCCTTATACACAAACTTGAGGAGTGTAATTATGTTAACCCGATTAAGATCATTAAAAGTAAAATTAGAAACTGCTCGAGGTACTGCGGTTGTTCCCGATACAGACGTATTTGCATTCGATATTGAATGCAACCCGGATGAGTCTATGGCCGAACGGAAAGGCTCGGGTGCATTTATGGGCCAGACGGCGGCGGCTGTGCCTGAAAACTCTGGAGCCTGGACATTGAGTTTTAAAACCGAGCTTCGAGGTTCGAGTGACTGGGATGCAGGGCTGTCAATATTAATGCAATCCAGTGGTAGCTTACTATCGACCAAAACGATGAATCCAACGTCGGCGTCCGCTAATTTTAAGACCATGTCGGCTTATGTTTACGAGGATGGACGTGTTAAAAAAATTAAAGGTTCTTGTGGTACGGGTGTATTGGCACCTGATGACGGTAGGCTTGTATGGTCATTTACTTATAAAGGAGTTGAGGATACCGGTACACCTGTTGCTGATCTTGCACTACCTACCACGGCTTATGCTGTAACTATACCTATACCTTGGGGCCAAGGCACAAACACCGCTACCCTTGCGGCGGCTGATTTAGCTATCAGTACGTTCACGTTTGACATGGGCAATGAAGTCTCTCCTGTTTACGACCAAGGAGCAATTGCTTATTATCAAATAACCGATAGGAGCCCGACGATTGCATTTGATCCCGATGCAGCATTGGTTGCAACTCGTGCCGATGATGCGATTTGGAAATTAGGAACAGAGTCGGCGGTTGACATTGCTATGACCGACGGCACTACTAGCTTTACATTAAACGCTCCTAAATGGCAACGTACCGAAATCCCTACAGGGGACAGAGACGGAACTATTATTCAGGACATGACAGGTCAGTGCAACGTCGAAACGATTGCAACTGGTGACGACGAATGGACTATAGTAGCAGCTTAAAAGGAAATATAATGGATATTAAAACTGATATAAAAAAGATACGTGAATTACTAAATAAGAAATATGGCGGCCTACGAGATGCAACCGATCAGCAGATTGGCAAACTTTGGGCCACAGAGAAAAAGATCGAACAGAAACAGAAAGAGAGCAAGAAAAATGACAATAGCAAACAGACCGGGAATGACGTATGAGTTTACGCCTGAACATGATTATGTAGGTGATCCGCCTGTATTCTATTTGGCGTATTTGTCAGGAATAGCTTTCGCTGAACTTATGGATCAGTCGAAGAAACTTGACAAAATAAAGAACGATGACACCGATGCTCTATTAGCGGCCTATGATGGGTTGTTGCGTTTGGGTTTAGTCGGATGGGATATGATTGATACTAAAGGCAAGGCAATTGCGTTCGATATCGACAAAATAACCGGGTTATTATTAGTCAAAGAGGTTAAGCAAATCATAGCAGCAATATATGAACAGTTACCTTCGATGGCAGATAAAAAAAAATCAAACTCGCAGTTGCGCTCCAGTACGGCAAAATCTGTAAAAGCTCGTGCCAAGGGCCGCAAGCGTGCAAAGACCAGCCGTCGAAAGTAAGTCCAATTACGGATGTATGCCCGGCGTGTAAGGGCAAAAGAACCGTACCGGACGACGATGGCGAACAGGTAAAATGTGAAGAGTGTAACGGATCAGGTGAATGGCGGATTGAACAATGCCCTTTGTATATTATAACAGATGACATATGGGAACTATTGACATTGGCTGGATTGTATAAAAAAGGACTACCTCCCGTAGCGGGCGGAGTGTTCGATCAGGCTAAGAGTTTTATTGACGCGGTAGAGTTAGTTTTTTATGAACAAAAACAATGGGACAATAAATTGGGGCCGAGGTTAGACAATGGCTAAAAGTAAAGTTGACATAGTAATAAAAGCACGCGACCAAGCGAGTAAGAAGTTTGGGAAAATAGGCGGTGCGTCTAAAAGGTTAGCTGCCTCTTTTAAGTCTTTAGCGGTTGCGGGTGCGGCGTTTCTTGGTGCGAGGGCTTTGTTTAGGTTTGGTAAAGAATCTATTGAACTATTTAACCGACAAGAATTAGCGGTAAATCAACTAACAGCTGCATTGGAAAATTTAGGGGAAGCGACAACCGAAGACATACTAGATATGTTACAGTTTGCTTCACAAGTTCAACGCATGACTACTATAGGCGATGAAGCTACTTTAGAAATAGCTGCTTTAGGTGCATCAATGGGCGGGTTATCCGGCAAGGGATTAAAGCAGGCAACTATTGCAGCTATTGGATTTTCTAAGTCTTTGAAAATCGACATGAAAGCTGCAATGACCTTGATAGCAAAGGCGGCTCAAGGTAACTCCGATTCGTTTAGCAGATATGGTATTCAGCTTGACAAAAACATGACCGCTCAGGAAAAGTTCCAAGTAGTATTAGCTAAAGGTGCTGAAGGTTTCAAATTAGCTGAAGCCGAAACTGAAACCTTCGGCGGAAAACTAGACCAATTATCTAATATTTGGGGGGATTTACAAGAGAAGATTGCAGGAACTCTTTTAGAAATACCGGGCTTAATACCGGCAATAGAAAAAGTGGGGTTTGCAATTGAAAATCTATATACCGGGGTTGATATTTTCATTACATCTATGGCCCTAGCCTTCTTTGAGCTATCTGAAGATATGAAGCATTGGTTCGGTACGACAATGGTTGACGACATTAAGACAGCGTGGACAAATGCGGATATATACGTAACAGATCAAGCTATAAGTCTTTGGAAAATCTTAAACAATGCTTTTGAAGAATCAGAAAAGTTTCTTGTTAGGCAAGTTGATAAATTATATGGCGAAGACCCAAGCGTAGAATATGGATCGTTATTAAGAGGAGGTGCTGGAGATGCCCCTGTTTATAAGGATTTTGCCGAGCGGGTCGATAGGCCAATAACAATTATTGAGCAGGGACTAAAAGATCAATTGGCGGCCTTGGGTCAAAAGCTATTAGATAGCGAGGCGGGAGGATTGTTTGGATTAGACGGGAATGCCGGTTTAGGGAAACCAGTTCCTCCAAAACAATCCGATATAGATAAGCTGGTTTTGCCAAAGGCGATAGAAAAGGCGATAGATAAGCCCGGTGATCCGTTGGTTCAGCGGGGCAGTGTCGAGGCTATTGAGTCAAGATTCCTAACATTTTCTAATGTCAAAAATCCAGTGAATAAAAGCAATGAACTATTAACTAAGATTTTAACATCGTTAGAAAAGCAAAAAACAACTCAAGAAAAAACCGTTCGCAAAGCACAAACAACGTCGGGGCTAAATCAACTAATGGCGGCTAATTTCGCATAAGGATATATTATGGCACTATCAGCAAAATCAGTATTAGAAGACTTTCGAGAATTGACAGGTCAAACCGAAACAAAAGATATCGGCGGGTTTGGTGGAACGGTTGTAAGGCTTTTTAATATTAGGTTTTATGATGGCAATGATCCGCTCGAAGAGTTTGTAAATGTTTCGGATGTTGGATATGCTATTGCTACCGGTGGTTATATTCCTTTGTTGTGGGAAGAGTTCCCGTTCGACCCGTGGATGTATTGTGTAAGCAAAGTTCCTAGCTGGGTAAGTCCCGGGTATTGGGAGTTGACTTGTAATTTTTCGAGAGTTGAGGAACCTTTGCGACAAGCAGACGTTTGGAATTATGATACGTCTATTACTAATGAGCCTGTCGATGCAGCTTATGACGGCACACCATTAGCAAACTCCGCTCACGAACCTTTCGATCCGCCTATTCAGATCGACGTAGCGGATGTGGTGATGCATGTTACGTTTAATCGAGAAACAAGAATTGCAACAGAGGATTATATTAACACTGTAAACTCTGACACTTTTACAGCCCCGGACGGTACGAGTTACACGGCTGGCAAGCTAAAGATTAAAATCTTTAATGCCGTTTTAACTCGCGCGGCTGGTTTGGAATATTACGCACACACGATAGAAATACACGTACGCGAAGATAAATGGGAACGGAGCTTTTTAGATCAAGGATTAAGAACTTTGTCGGGCGGCGATTATACTTTAATTTTGGACGAGGCCGGCACGCCTATTACTACCCCGGTCAAGCTAAATGGTTCAGGTGGTGTGTGGGTTTCCGGCGATGCTCAGTTTTTAACTTTCGACCTTGAAAACACTTCTACTTATGCAGATTTGGGGTTGTAATGGCCAAAGGATTTTTCTTAAATGAGAGGGATTGGGATCGAATACAAAGGATGCTCAAGTGGTTTAGGTTGAATGAGCGGGGCGGTATGGCGCCACGTAGGCAAAGGCAAGGCGGGAGTAGTACGGGCGGCGGTTCTAGCTGGGCGCAGATCACTAGCCTGTCATCGGTGGGAAGCGGTAAAATCGCGGTCAAACTTTTGAATACTTCTGGCAGTCAAACCGGCGATGCCTTTGATGTTTATATCCGCAAATCGAAAAGTACCAGTGCGTTCACTGTGGCTGATTGGCTGCCCACATTAGCAACCAGCGGCGATGATTCTTATGTATTTATCCAACAGGTTGGCAGTGATTGGGTGCTA